ACATATCAACAGTTCAACGGAGCTTCTGGTTTAGCTTTAATTGGATTTAACACAGTCACCCCAATATCCAGTGGAAATTTTTCTGCATCTGGAATGTATTATGGAACAAATACTATTGTGAATCCTAATAAGATTAGCGGTTTTGATATCACAGAAGTAGAACCAAGGATAATATAAGATGACAACAACGACAACAACGACTCCCCCACCTTCTATTATTGTTGATTTACAGAAAGACTTTGGCAGCAAAGAAAAGGGGCTGACCCACCAGACATTCTTAGGAGCTTCTATCAGAAACTTTTCTATTGATGCGGGTTTTGGAGATAGCACGTCTAATTTGTCTGTATCTCTAGTAGAAGACGAATACCATAAATCCGATTCAACTGGATTAGGATTAGGTGTAGATGTTTATCACGACGGAGTAGCTGACAATTTTAATCCACCAGCAGTTGGCTCCCCCGTTTATTTTAAATTTGGAGAGAAACCGATAACAATCGATGATGCTTGGATTGGTAGGTACAACGAGTTATATAACACCAATACACCAGCAGAAAAAAGCTTAGTATTTGGGGGTATTCTTCAAAATTACAGAAGGTCAGAGTCTGCTAACGGTAGCCCAACTTATTCGGTTAGCGTGTCTGATCCTAGAGAAATATTGTCTAATTGTACTCTAATTTTAAATAATTACGCTGGACACACTCATGATAATAAGAACCTGTTTAATATTTATGGTTTCCTTGAATACAACCCAAGCGAAGAACTAGAGCAGCATTTGCAGCTGATGCTTGTTTCAAAAAACGTTCTTTCCAAGGTTACGACAACACCGCCTCCGTTATCACCTTTCCCAACTACGCCACCTCCTAACTTACCACCTATAAACAGTGTCTATACAGGGGATGATACATATAGATATTTACCATTCACGTTTAGCATATTAAATCATTCAGATGTATTTCCTATTACAGGAACAGGGTTTTCAAGACGGTGCGAACAAGGAATGCCTTGGTATAGAATTCGTCAAGCTATCAAGGCTTTAATGAATTACGATGGTAGCCTACCTGAAGAATATGTTCGTGCAGGCTTTGGTGGGGTAATAGATTTTAGAGGCTTTAAATATGTAATAGATTTTAGCGGATTGCCAGAAGAAAAAATATCACAAATGTATTTTGTGAATTACGATCAAATAGATATGCTTTCTTTGTTGCAGGAGTTATGCGATACAATTTCTCACGATCTTATAGTCTCGTTAATGCCCGTTATCAATGATTCCAACGTTGATTGGTTGTACAATTACAATCAGTATCAATTATCTATTCAAAGACCAGAGTTAATGATTGCTGGCATTATAAGACTGGATACTGTGGATAGGTCTATCCCTCAAAATCTATCTGCGGTGAAAACATTTATTGACCAGATTAGACAGAATGGGATTGAAGTTGAATCTACGGACCTTGGCTATCAACTTACTAACTCTGTTTCAGACAGATTCGTAGTTGGAGCACAGCGTTCTGATATGTATATGTTCAGTAGAAACAAAGATAGGGATGAGGCGGATGTTGTAAAATATAATCATGGAGTAACATCCTTTTTACAGGAAAAACAATCCAGTCAATGGAAGCTAGAAACAGCATTAAAGCAGCAGATTCTACCGTTCTATGGCTTTCTTGGCGAGAAATGTGTTACCATACCACGTGGCTGGGGTCCATATCAACAGATCTTATTAGATTCTTCTTCATTGGCGGCTTTTGGCGTCGGTTCTTATTACATAGCCACTGAAATAGAGCTGAGACATGCCTTAGTGTCTTTTGAATCTTGGAAGTCATTTTTATCTAGATACGACGCTAAGTTCTTAGAGAAAGATAATGGATCTGGAGGTCTTTCGGGGGCAAATATACCACAAAAAGGAGGAGTACAGGTACGTGTTCACCCTATTAATAACGACAATTTTGTCGTTACTGTTCCTAGATGCGTTTTTGACTCAGAATTTTCTGAGATTGGAGAAAACGGAGAGGTGAGAAATCACTGCGCCCCACCTTATGGATATCCCCTGTACTACAAACGTTTGTCTAACATAGGCATAAGTAATGGTATGTTGGAACAGTTCAACCTGAAAGCTGAAGTATTTAAAAAAAGTACTGTATACACTTCATGGGTTAATCAAGTTGAAGGTATTAATAAATTAAAGGATAACGTTCCTTGGGACAAATTAACTGATACAGAAAGAGACAGCCTACGAAAATTAGGCATACATCCAGAAGATTCTAAGGATAAAAATTTACTAAACAATCTGTCTTTCAACGTTTTTACAAAAATGAGTCAGGCTACTGGAGAAGTAAACGATTTAATGAAGACTGGATTAGCTAATGCTCATAAAGTTTATGATTTTGTGAGAAATGTAGCTTCTAATTATTTAGGCACAAAGTTTTTGGTTAAGATTCCTAAATCATGTAATAATGATTTTAGCAACAAGTTAAAAATAAATCCTGTTACTGGTCTAGTAGACAATGGACCTTTTGGATTCAGGAAGGGTAGGCTTGTCGAAGAAGATAGGGAGCAGATACCGCCACCGTTAACTACCGTTCCTCCAACTACAACTTTACCACCACTCATCAATCCTCCCGAGCTTAGATTTACTTCTTTTCTTGAGTTTGAAGAAAACATTTTAAATCTCTATAAGTTGGCTGGACAGCCTTTTAGAGCTGGTCAAGCAATACAGTCTAATTTTAACCCAATTACAGAGAAGTGGGAATTTAATTATGAGGTAGACACTACTGGTGGCTATATTGACGAAGAATATTACAATGAGGTATTCAGTGATATGCTTGCACCAAAAGACTATTCAAATGTTATGAAGGATGAAAGATGGTCTTGCTATGTAAGATTTGATAACAGTCAATATTTAGATTTAAGCTCTGTTGGAAAAAACAATATTACCCAAGAGAAGGTTGGAGTTAATGGTGGTGTTCCAGATCTTTTAGATGAGATTGATAACATATCTACAAATAATGCTAGTATGCCATCGTTTTCTCAAATTCATGGGAATTATTACCAAAACAACATAGACAAAGCTGTCGCTTTTGTTAAATGTGAAGTTGATCCTAATTTCTACATGATTCCTAAGTTTTCTAAAAAGGATGTGGTGGTACATTCAAGAGAGGCTTCTGTTGCGTTTATTCCAGCAAACTTAGAAAAGGGTGACGAGGGGTTAACAATAGTTCCTGTACATCGATTTTATCCAGAAGACAGTGCTATTGAATATGTAACATCAATGTATGATTTTGACAGATATTATGAAAGTAGAACTGACAACTACTTGATAGATACTAGCGAACATAATTTAGACTCAGATCACATTTATGTTGTAGTTACATTGCCGGGTAAAATAGTTCCTACAAAAGAGAAGCGTTTTGTTGACTCTAATCTGTCAGGGAAGCATAGCTCTAATGCAAAAATCGACACTATGTTGGGGAGAAATGTTATAGTTGGCTTGGATGGATTTGATTCTCCACCGCCACTAAAACAAATAGCCCCTATGGAGGATATGACGCGTAATGTGGGAGCTAGGTCATTTTCACATCCTGAACTCATGCTTACTTTTACTTCACCTTCTCCTGTGTATCCAGATTTTGTAGCTGTTCCACTAAGGTCTAAAGAAAGGTGCTATGGACCTTGGATGTCTTTTAGAAAGCCATACGATGATGGACTAGTTGATTCTACTACTAACTTTTATTTAAAAGAAAATGGTGAGCCAGATTTACAAGTAGGTGGTAAGATAGAGTTTTCTAAGGATGAACAATTAGCTCCTTGGAATTATGCTGGATATGATTTAATGAATGAAGCTGGCAATCTAAAGATTAGAAACAACAATGAGTTGTTTATTTCTGAGGATGGAAGTATTTCTGTTCCCGGCATTCCTTTTGGAGTTTCCGTAGGAAGCCAGCTTATACAGGGTGCTCCATTGGTCACATCAATGAATATAAATGTTGGAGACAGTATTTCTACTTCTGTAAAAATGGAAATGTATTCACTATCTTTTGGTAAGCTTAAACAGCAAAAAGAAGATCAGATATCTAAACTAGCTAGAGATAGGCAGCAGATTAAAGACCTGCTTAACAAAAGCGTTAAATCTTCTGCAATTAAAAATGCTGGTAGTAATCATAGTTTTTTAAAAGCTCAACAATGGGCGGAGACATACTCTCCTCAAAACGAGTCTGCAACAGTTTATGATATGATAGTTTCCACAGTCACTGAAAATGTGGAAGAAGAAATTTTTCAACCAATTATTCTTAACCCCGATGATACCGAAGATTCAAGCCAACCTCGAACTAAAAAAATAGTTTCTAATTTTTACCATACAGCTTCTATGCAACATAAAGAATACTTAAAAGAGGCTATGGATTCAGTTCTTGATGATAATGACTATAGAGATTTAATGAGCAGGTCTACTGGAACACATATGTCTGATATTTTCATTTCATATGACGAAGCTCCTTATAATAAATACTTACCAACTGTAGAATATTTAAACATAGAAGAAATTATTAAGAGGACGGAATAATGCCTAAAAAGAAAAAGATGGAAAAGGTTTTACAGAATAATAATATTGACCCTCAAAAGTCTTATTGTATCACTACAGACAACGAAGTTTTAAACAATGTTGGTTTGGGGGTTTTCTCTATTGAAAAGCTTAGAGAGTGGGGTAGTCACGCTAATAACTTAAGCATGTTGGCGGGCATAAATATACACGAACTTCTTAAGCCAGAGGATGGCATATTTGAATTTCATTATTGGAGGACAAAAGAGAGGAGTGGTGAATATAAGCACTTTAACCAAGAAATAAACTCAAGCATGGGTTGGGTCTACAATAGTTACAATGCTTCTACGTTAAGTCTTAATCCCAACGAATTAGTCATACAGCAGATAATAGACAAAAATATTGAAATTAATAAAAAACTTATAAGTTATCCAGACTTATCAACAAATTGGACTCAACAACAGTTGGCTTGGCTAGAATTCATTAGGGATATAAAGTCTAGTAAATACAGATGTTTGGAGTGGTGTCCAAAGGGTGGGGGAAAGTGTAGATTATATCTGTACGATAACAAGTTAAAAAATACGTATGATAGATCAGTCACTATAAGAGATTTGAAGTTTGTAGATCATAAGTCTGACTCAACTGGAAGGCTGTATACAAAAAAAGAGGACGGCGAGTTAGTAGAGGTTAGTAAGTCTTACATACCTACAGAGTATGTTGCGGCTAATTTAAGTATGTACTACAATGAATTTTTAGGTAAATGGGAATCTGGCACACCTCAGTGTTTAGCTGTACTTACTACTGATATAGAAAGTGCGGATACTGTAGATATTACAGAAATTATTAACAATAAAACCGTAGAACTGCTAGACCCACTAAATGGTCAAGGAGTAAAGACTGGCTCTGGAATTCCTATTCGAATGCAAAATGCCAACCCACTTCAATGGTCTCCTGAATATTCTACATACAAACAAATAAACGACGAAAGAATAAAAAACGGAGGTACTGCTATATTAGATAAGCAGGCAGTAAAGATATACAACATGTCCAAGAGACCTTGGTCCTCTGGAGAAATGGTGATATTAAACAAGATTGACGGAGTTTGGATTCCACTGTCTTTTGGAGTTGAAGAAGCTCCAGCTACAGTTATTGAGCCTCAAAACGGTGAGTGGGAATTCTATAATTTGTCAGCGACAGTAGAAAGTTATTTCCGCAGTTCTGCTGGAGAGCAGTTTAGGTATGATGAGTACGAAGAAGCCTTCCATAGGGCCTATTATTTCAACGATCCATTAAACAAGGATCTCTATTCAACTGCCAAGGTTTCTTACGTTGATGTTAAAGATACGTTTGTTCAGTTTACTTCTTGGGATTTCTTAGGACCAAAACTAGGTGGGCTAAGAAAACACAATGGGATAGCTACGACTCAGTTCACAGAAAAAGCTAATGGTAAACCTTTGGGAGAAAATGGAGATGGTAAGTTTGTACAAGGAGTGCATTCTTCTAACTTCTTTGGCTGTGTTTTCCCAGATGGGTACGACACACAAGGTAAGTATGAGGAATATATGACTACCCAACACCCTGTATTAAAAGGATATGGTGATAAACATGATGAATTTTTTGTAGGCATTGCAGACAGCGTCAAAGTGTTTGAATCAGATAGTGACGCCAACGCCGATCTAGATGCTGGACCCATGTTGACCGATTCTAATCTCAGGCATCTTCCAGCCGACATCGCTACCAACGCTTCTACCAGTGGGGTAAATGGAAGACCATTGAGGGCGATTATGACATTCCCAATAGAATCCGCATCTCTATACGAAGATGTACGTAATAAAATGGCAAATGGGCACATGGATAATTGGATATATAGAGGTAATGACATATATGACTCTATGTTCGATTTCAAACCTAAGAATCCGTCTAGAATTCAGTTTAGACCACTAAAGACAGAAACCTATGCTACGTTTGAGCACATGACACACGTTGATGCCATAAACGCTCCAAATGATGCAAGAGGCGTGTTTGGAGCTAAGAGTTGGGGTTTTGTAAATTCTAATACATCTCCATTGGCTACTAAGGTGAAAGATCGGTTGGACGCTCTGCATCCTGGTTTGGGAAATAATGGATTACGTTATGCGAATGATATCGTCGTAGATTTACGTAGTGACAACAGTAAGTTTCCTGAGCCTTATTGGGATAGGTGGTCAGATGGTCGACCAGCTGGAGTAGTTGGTATAATAGGAGCCGTATCAACTGCAACAGCGTCTTCTTCTATCAGGTTTAACGCTGACTGTTTCTTGGGAATGAAGTCCTTCTTTATCAATGGAGATTTCTATCCATCTTGGGGAGGTAACGGTGGGAATGGTCCACACAATATGAATACCACAATGTTGTATGCTAGGATCTATCATCATTGGGACAGAAACTTAACAGTTTACGATCCAAGGTTTTTTGCTGTGCATCACTTTAATCCCGGTTTTGATAACATGAATGCAGCATATGGGGAAATATCAGTAGACCTTATAATCCCAAAGGGTAGCGCGGGGCTGCTGGTGGATGGAGCTATTGTAGATCATAATTTTAATGTCTTGCCTAAGGATCAGTGGCACACAGACAAACGTAGACGTGGCAAATTATTACCTTATAAGTATGAGTACTTAACCATAGGTGTGAATAATGATAAAATTCTTTCGGCGGGGTCGGGGTACTCTTCTAAGGATGAGTTTACTACTTCTGGTGGCAGCGGAGCTAATGTACTCGCGAATCCCATCGTAGATGGGACTGGTGCTATTACTGGCTTTATATTAGTAGATTGTGGCGATGGCTTTGCTGTAGAAGATTTTTCCATAGACCCAGTCGTTAATCCAGACAGTAAAGTAAGAATCGTCCCATTAAATGTGACTGGAACTGGATTTGACGGAAGATTTTCTACTGGACAGGTGATTACAAAAGAGGGGGAGGATAAGAAACCCAAAGTAGCTACGACTGATGAGTATCTACAACTCACTCCAAACCCACCCCTTGGAAATAATGGGGCTGTTGTAAATGAGCTAGATGAACTCAGAAGTGTAGAAGCTCAGTTGTCCAATAAGAGTTCTGACAACAAATACGACATTTTCTTTCATTTTCACAATGATATTAGTCATACATTCGCTAACTCTTGGAGTACCCCAAACGCTTTCGAACAAGCTGTAACTTTAGAAGTAATTCCACTCTAATCTGTGTATAATAAGTAAAGACATCCTACAAAGGAGAAAATAATGGCTGAAGTAAAATTTTATGCAAACGACGTTAACATCGCTGCTACAGGCGAGCCAAGTCTAATCCAGCATGGAGCTGGTTCTGGCATGGGCTTTTATGGAGCTGGATATGGCGTATCTGTGCCTGTTGGTCAACATCAGGACTCAACCTATGTCACAAACGCTAACGGTACAGCCTCTGGTATCAAGATGAATAATACCAAGTATATGTCCGTAAGCGGAGTGTCTCACAATGGTGGGGCAGAAATTGACAATGAGTCAATGCCTAACTATTATGCCCCACTACGCATCAGATTTAGTCATACTGAGCCAGTTCGCGTACAAAACTGCAAGATGCGAATCTTTGACCGTAATGATATTACCAAACAGGCTAGTGGAGTAAATACCAAGGTGTATGAAGTAAGAAACTGTGGGGCAACTGCTGATAGTGGAAACGCCCTAGCTCATCGCGGCGAAGCTTCTCACGCATGGCAGGAGTTTGACCCTGTAGAAGATATGTTCGATGTAGCATTTACCTCTTCTCCGGGGGTGAGCGGTACGAATGGCACCTTGAGTGACTCTGCTAAGTCTAACGTACTTACAACTGAGGGAGCTGCACATGAAGCTATGCAGCACGATTGGTATGCAGCCATTAGTTGTACTCCTGACGAAATTGGAAGCAAGACTAATTACGCCTTGTGGTTCAGCCTTGAATACCTCTAAGGCACCAAAACTAAATAAGAGATAGTTTCACTATACGAAAAAAGGGGGGTCGGTTTCATGCCAACCCCCTCTATTCATTTATGGCCTGTTAAACAGCACGGTTTTGACCTTTGTCCCATTTCATCCAGCCGCCATCTGGAAGATAGCTACCCTCTTCAAGGCCCGACTGGTCATTCTTACCAGCGGTACGCTTAGGATACAGAGTTCCTCCAAGCTTGTGTGCTCCAAACGATAGCTTGGCTCCACACTTAGAGCAGCGAAGCTCGTAGTATGTGTTCCCTTCTACTTCGCGTGTAACGAACTTGACATTAGTGTCGTGACACTTCATGCACTCATTGTTCTCAAACACCTCTTGGAATTGTCCAATTTGCTGAAAGATAGATTTTTGGTCTTCACCCTCAATCTCCACTGACATTCGCTCATCTGCTGTTGTGTAATTAAACTTCATTTAGTTCTCCCATCCGTTTTCAAAACCTAAAATGTTACCCGGAATAGAATCTTTGTCTTGTTGATACTGATTCAAGGTGTCGATTGCTGTACTAGCACTCTTTTTGTCTACTTTCGTATGTGGGATACCCAAAACTTCTACGAAAAGTTTTCTAGCGTCAATGTTAAGCTCTTTGCATCGTACAGACACAAAGTTTGCCTGACGCTCTGTCATTCTCGCCTCTTCATTGTATTCCCCCGTAGTAGAACCTGTAGTTTCTTGTGAACGACTAATACCCTTTACGATAGAAGCAGTGTCTTTTGTAGTCATCTCCTCTGCTGAACATGTTTTGAGCCTCAATGCTTTTCTAAGTGCTCTTGCTTCAGCCCTAGTCGAAGCTGTTGCTGTAGCAAAAGCACAGAATGTGTCGTCAGTGTTCCCTTCCCAAACATCAGCAACATCGGAAAACCTCGTATTGTTTTCAAAGATAACTTCAAAGACAACAGTTGCCCTTCCATGATGGATGTCACTTTGTGGCGGAAATACTTGTGTTGGTCCACTACTAACGATCCTCCCCAATAGAACTTGAGCGACTCTACGCAATCCGTCAACGAGAGGCTTACCGTCAATAAGTTCTGACTCTTCAAAATGAGTCAATACATAATCATTCCACTCTGGATCAGTGATACTACAAACCGGCTCTACCACATTCTTAACTGACGTGTCTGTGTTCATAGGTGTCTGTAGTCCGTCCCCATCCCCAATATCCACGAACAGGTCGTCGTCTCCTTTACTCATACTTCAATCTCCACATATTTAGGTGAATTGTTGTTGCCCGACTTGATCTTGTTAAGTAAATCAAGCACATTTTTGAGTGCGGCTTCTCTTTTATGTAAAGGTGGATTACCAGAGGGGCAAAGAACTCTGATCATCGTGAACCCATATCTAAGCACCAAACCGTTTTTGTCTTCATCTGCCATTTGCTGTTTCTTTAGTTTGTCTTCTCCCCAGATAGGTAAGAAGTGACTAGGCCCATCCACCTCAATAATAGTCTTACATTCTGGTACATACAGGTCAATTTCCAGTTTTTCGTTAACCAGCAAGTTCTTTTTGTGCTGCTCTATCCTGAACCCGCCATAAGAAACGCCGTCAACGAAGAAGTTCTCCACCTTAGAGCCTTCGTTAGATGACTTCCTAAGCCCCTCAGTAGCCGCCTGTGACATCGCAAGGCGTTCTTCTGGAGTCTTGTCCATCCACAGTTGTCTGCTGATCTCAGAGCGTTTCTGACGCACCTGATCGCTCATATCGTCCCAATGACTAGACATCGACTTGCTGATTGCCAATTTTTCCTTCTTAGTCCTCTTTCTGCCCTTTGTTGGATGCTCTTTTCTTCCAGACTCCAAAGCCGCCTTCTGAGCAGTGCTTTTGTCTTTTATCGTTGCTCCCGCCTTCTTCAGCATCCTATTAATAGCATTGGGGTATGTGTTAAAATGTTCGGCTATTATGTAAGTGCTTTTGTCTTCATCCTGATACATACGTAGCACAGTAGCTAGATCAATTTCCATTGCTTGCTCCTAGTAAAGACATAATGCTGTTTTCTCCAAGATCAATATTGATAGGAGCTTTACCAGTTACCCTTTGTATATACTGTTCATCTTCTTTGTTAGTTACAAGGATAGGCATTAGTTGAGCTACTCTAACTAGCTCGAACACATTAATATCTGAGTGGTTAAATAGGTAGTGATTCTTGATGTCGTTAACTACAGAGGACGCTAATAGTGCGTTTTTTGCAGTTGTACTAATTAACAACCCATTGAAGCTCCAAAGTTCGGTTGCGTTGAACATGCCGAATTTTGGAGTATTTGCATTAAAGTCTATCTTGTTATAGAATAGGCTTGCATCTTTGACTGCATTCCTGCTGAGCAGAGAATTCATTGTTTTAAAGATGCTGGTTGTTTGATCGCTGTCTGACAGTGAATCAATGTAAAAAGCTAAGTTCATAGAGACTCCTTATTGTCTTTGTACCATTGTATTGTTTCTTTTAGTCCTGTTGTAAGGTCGTATGTAGCATGAAAATCCAGAGTGCTTCTGGCAACTTGAGTATCGAGACAGCGTCTTGGCTGTCCATCGGGTTTGGACGTGTCATACTTAGACACAGACTTTGATCCAAGTTCTTGTTTAATCGTATCAACCAGCTCCATAATGGTAATTTCTTTGCCAGTTCCGATGTTGATTGGATCAATATACACACCTTTACACTCTATAGCCTTTTGAACGGCCACGCAAAAATCTTTCACATACAGAAACTCTCTTGAAGCTTCTCCCGTCCCCCATATTGAAACTGGTTCGTTTTTCTCTCCAGCGTGCTCTATTTTCTTTATGAGGGCGGGTATAACATGACTGGTTTGCAAATCAAAGTTATCATGAGGTCCATACATATTTACTGGAATCAGATTAACGGTATTTAGGCCGTACTGAGTTAGGTAGTGTTTGGTTAATTCAACCACTGTATGTTTAGCAATCCCGTAAGGAGCGTTGGTCTCTTCTGGATAACCATTCCACATATCCGTTTCTTTAAAAGGAACGCGGGTGTGTTTTGGGTACGAGCATACCGTTCCTAGCATGATGAGCTTCTTCACTTGATAGACCATTGAAGAATGAACCACATTAGTTCCCATCATCAAGTTCTCATACATAAACTTGCCAGGGTTTAGTTGATTTGCTCCAATACCTCCCACTGCTCCAGCGGCATGAATCACAATATCTGGACGAATGTGATCCATCATTTGTTCGCAGACTGCCTGTCTTCTTAGATCATACATTGTGGAGTCTACGGCGTATACACTGTGTTCTTGTTGTAACAAGTGCTCGTGTAGGTTCTTTCCTACAAAACCACTGCTCCCTGTAAGTAAAATCTTCATGATAACCCCGCTAGCTCAAGAATCTTCTTGGCTCTTACTTTGTAGGTATGTTTCTTAGCTAGTTCAAAACCAGCTTCTGCCATAGTACTTCTTTTTTGATTGGTTGATTCTAGAAGTTGCTTGGTTCTCACCATCAACTCTTCTATGTTCCTGTAAATAATACAGTTTACACCGTTAACGAAGCCCAAAGACTTGTAGTGTCGATTGTAATTTGTTACTAATGGCACTCTACATCCAAGAGTCTCAAAGTTTCGATAATTAATATCGATTCCGATGTTAGCATTTATGTGCATTTTGTAACTACAAATAGCGTCTACCATATCTTGCCCAAGCACCATAACTTCTATATTGAAACTATCGCTCACATGTCTCATGGCGTTCAATATAGGACCACGATTATTGATGTTCCCACAAAAACCCCAATCATACAAAGGTAGACTGTTAGTTGGTTTAATTACCTCATCATCATAGCAATTCGGCATCCACACAGAGCCTTGACCTACAAACTCTGGAGTTGCTTGCAAGATCATTGTGTAGTTACCTTCAGCCGCTGTTTTCATATATGGTTCAATGCCCTTAACGTGAGCATCTATGGACCATAAGAACTTTTTACATCCAACTTTTTTGAGATTTGGAACCCAATTTGTTTCATCATAGTTTTCAAGGTTAACGATAAGTCCGTACTTACTCCATTCCGGTTCATTGTCGTATTCGGCATGACCAAGCCCCCAAACATCGCTTTCGACGCCAAGTGATGAAAAACCCCGTTGTAAGCAGAAAGATTCTCTAAATAATCTGTTCCTTTCATGACGACCATTCTCCTGTATAATTAAAACTTTCACGATGCCACCCTTCTAGCTAATTCTTCATATTCTTGCTTCCAAGCCACTCTCTGTACGTCATAAATCCAGTGTAGAGTGATTTGACTTTCAATGCTGTCCAGTCTACTCAGTACCCCACCTACGAAATCGTAAGAATTGTAAAGCTCAGATTGAATAGGGATAATGTTCTTATGATCGATCTTATCTAGATTGAATCTTTTCCACTCCTGATCACAGGTATGAATCCACTGCACTCCCTTTGTGTCTAATACGTTGATTAGTTTTTGATTGTAGCAATTAAACGGAGGGATAAAATGTCGTGGGTCATACGTGGAAAATCTACTTAAAAGTCTATGGCACTGTTCATATCTTTCTAAGATTTCTGCTTCAGAAAAGAAGCTAAATTCACCACCATCCCTCCAGCAATCAGTAACATTGCTCCAGTTTTTCACGTTAGCGAATCCATGAGAAAACCCATGCATGACAATCCTGCCATGATGTATATCACTCAACACATGAAAATGGTTTTCGTTGCACAGTAATGGAGACACCCCCCATATGTAGTCTACCCTATGACGTTCAAACATCTCAATGATATCACAAACTTCATTAGCGTAACACTCTTTTTGTTTTTGATATAGATTTCGATCCCCATGAGGGAAATCATCCATGCGTATTAGATGTTTCACTTTGAGCCTTTTTCATTGCTTCTATAGTGTTTAGGATTCCCGAATGTGGATGTCTACCAACAAGGTCTATGTTGGAAAATATCCTTTGGTCTACATCGCAGAATAACCCAGACTCCCAATCAATGACTAAAATATGAGTTCCATTCCATAGCACGTTGCTAACATTGATATCTCCATGTGTGACACCCTTTTTACCTAGATAAGCAAGCACTTCAAATAACTGAGACTTAACTATGACAATTTCATCATCAGAAAATTTGTAATTCTCTAAGGTTTCGCCCTCAAAGTATGCAGTCCTTAGTTCATGATAAGTACCCTTGATGCCAGAAGAGATACGTTTTTGTATATACGGGTGATCTAACGAATAGAGCTTTTCAGATTCATTCACGCCTCTATTGATTACAAAATCATGCTTCACAAACACGTCGCCGTCAATAAAGTAACGTCTATCCTTATTAACTGTTTTGGTTCTTGGGACAAATTCTATCATTTAACACACACCCATACAGGTCTTCCTGTAGCTTGTGTGGCAATTGGGGCGTTAATTCCAACATCCGTAGTTTCTTCCATACGAACAACTTTCCAATCCTGTGTCCTCAGAAGGTTTTCATATCTGACATCCCTGCCTAGTAGAATATCCTCACTATGACCTTCTACGATACATATTTGATCTGTCATGTTGAATAATTCACTTACAAAATCCTGCTTAAATGTTATGTATTCAAACATAGATAGGGCTGTTATAACATCAAAACGCTCTTGGAACAGGCTGGTCAAAGGCTTGTCATTCAAGTTGGCTAGGTGGAATTTGCTTTTCGTTTCTGGATAAAGAAACCTACACTGCTCTATGTAGTACGAGTCTGCGTCTACACCTTCAGATGATTTGAAGATATCTTTTAAACTCTCAACAAAGACGCCCAAGTTACAGCCAACATCTAAATGGGTTGTTGGCTTGTTAGCGTAATCTCCAATGATGTCACGCAGTAGATTTATACGTTTTTCATTCTCACGCAATCCCTCTAATTTATGTTCTCCAATTTGAACGGTAGAATAAGGGATGAAATAGCTTTTACCTTCAAACTTCATCTGCCTATGTTCCACACGATTAGCTTGACATCTGCTTAAGAACTCGTGAGGGTCTACGTTGCTGATACTATCCAAAATTCACACTCCCTACTAAGTCACGTCTCACGAATAGAGACTCTTGAATGATTCGTTCTGGCAGGTTGGTTGACCGTGCCACTTCTATGTATCCAAATTGGATGATTCTATCAATAGTTCTTAAAGTGTCTTGCACTGTGTATTCACGTCCCAACCAATGGTGCCACTCTACACATACTTGATCTACATTCAAACTATCTAGATGCTTAATAACGGAGTATTCAGAGCCTTCAATATCCATCTTAAGTAATGACACATCGATATTATCCATTATCTCATTAAGAGAGGTAGCTGGATAGATAGTGGCATTGTTTGACTGTAGAATAGAATTTGCGTCACCTCCCAAACTTACATGTCTCTTAGTACCATGCAGAGCTTTATCTATGTAGGTAAATCTATCCTTGAATTCAGGATGTAGTTTATCAACAGAGTGTTTTGACGAAGGAGTAGGGTCAATACCAATGATTTTTATAGTACTGTTCATTTCCATCAAAGCTGTGTCGAATGTAATGTCGTGTGCCAGCCCTGCCGACACCACAAAGCTATTATCTCTAACTAAAGATGTCTCTATCAACCATCCGCCCCAAGCGGAGCCTAGTTTTCTGATCATATTATCTGCCCCTCGTCATATTACCAAGACCCGGAGCACATTCTGTATCATCTCCATTGAAAGCTTTGCCAACAAATTCATCTTCTATCCTGTCTGTTGGAAATGGGTTGCGCTCAAAGAATGGATCATGTACCTTGGAGTATCCGCGTACTTCGGGATATATTATAGTCTTGAGAAAGTCTTGATCAATCTGCCATCTGTCTTCTTTTTCAAAAGCTTCTATTTTTTTAGAGACGCCTTTGAGAATGCCGTATCTAGCTCCCCACATTCCCCCTAGTATTGCCGTAGCATGATAGGGGTGATCCCTCATAATGTGAAAAGACGATCCGCTCTCAAGCCAGTCGTTGACGGCATCCACCTCTCTTTGCGTTATTCTAGAGTCTGTATCTCTAGACAGTACCACGTCATCACTATCAGCGGCTAAGAACCTCCAGAACATACCAGTCCAATCTGGATTACATAAGACTGCGTTAGTACTCATATCGATCAAATTTACATTTATGTAGCTATTCAGTTCTGTGATAATTTCATCAGGCACGTCAGCGTAGTAGATACGGCACTCCCATCCGGGATACAGCTTGTTCACTCCTTCTGCGTTCCTAATCGCCCCAATTGTATACTTTGGGTTATCTCCCCATAATGAGTATGAAACTATGTTAGTCATTAGTTATCCTTTCTTTAGGATATCCCAGCATTTTTCTTTGTTGGTATACCTGACCGTCTCTTCCAGACAATTGAAGTGTCTTGCGAGCAGCCAAGTCAAGATCGCCGCTATTCATGTTCCCCTCTTCTGCGTAGTGATCGTGAGAAAACAATACCTCGTCGATGTACACAACTTTCCCCAACCTTTGTACTTCCTCAGTGAATTCATTGTCACAGTACAACACTTTGTAATCTGGATGATAGATGTATCCAAAATGCTCGTACAGATTGCGACCAAGAATCGAGAAGGTGATCAGTTCTTCCTTAGCTCTCCCGTCGTTGTAATTCAGCGATCCGTCGAGTTGTGGAAAATTCTTTACCATATCAGAGGCTACGATACTGTCCCAACCATCTCGTTGAGGGTTCATATCATCTGAAGCACAGACAACGATATCAAACGCCTTTTGCTCGATATATGCGTTGATCGCTGAAATCTTGGTTGAGTTTTTCATAAAGTTGATGTCACAATTCTGAGAGCCGCATAGAAGCCGAATGTCTTGTTGTATCCCTTCGTTCAACATGGTATGATCGTCAGCGTCACAGTTGATGTTAAAAAACACTTCGTGATCACCACTGAGTTGATTGACATATCTGGACAAACAATCGAAAAATTTTTGAGGTCTGCCTAAAGTGGGAAATTGTACTAATATTCTCATTTCAACTCTCCAATAGCTTTGTCAAGGTTAGCAGTAAACTCCTTACACTTTAGTTTCTGTAGAAATCTCTTGGCTCTATGTAGACATGTATGACTCCTCAATATTGGAACTCTACTGTCAATATTGTTCATTTTCATGCTATCCATGATCTGTGAACATTTTTCTGCGTCGTTCTTGTTAGCACAATAGATAGAGAAGTTTTTACCGTGGAGTGCGGCGTCAAAGAACCTTTGTGTAAAAACCTTTTCTAGCTTGCCAATAAGAACCAGCCTCTCATAGTTTCTGTAGATAGACGGTCCCTGATGAATAGGAACAGTAGCATCAAAGTCGTAAGACTCTTCTGCTCCAGCGTTAATAATATGAGTAGAGCCTTGCATTGGATAGATATTTGGATCTACTCCACCCACGGCAAGGATGGCTGTGTTAATCGAAAAGTTGGGATCGGCACTTGGGAGCCAGATATCTGCTCCGTTAAGTATGCTTTCGATTTTAAGCCTTGTGGTTTGTGGTACAAGAAGGGTTTCTGGAGTGTTAGTAAATACGAAGGGGGCAGAAACACTTGTATTCTGTAAGAAGGTTTCAATGGCACTAAGCTGTCTTTCAGCAGCGTTTGTAACGTTGAAAACAACGTCGATTTTCTTCTTGGCAGACGCTAGGTATTTAGCCAAAGTGGGATCGATTCGTTTATAGTCGGTGACAAACACGTCTGGAGCAAATTGGTCGAAAGTGTCATACAGAGAACTCCTATTTCTATCCCATAGTGCTGAGGTAGCTCCAGCGATCTTAAAGCAACGGTCAAGATATACTGGCTCGGTAGATTGGTGTGTTACGTAATTATCAACTAATATTCTCATTCAATATCCTTTGTAAGCTTTTAGCGTTGTTTATTTTAAAGGTATGGTGTTTTGAGTTTTCCACTTTAAGTAGTGTCTTCTTGCACATAGCATTTATAGCCTCAAATAGAAACTTAGTCTTGAATTCTGTAGATGCTAGATGCGTTTTTAACGAAGAGATACTTCTTTTGCTGGACAGGTAAAGCATTTCAGACCAAAACTCCCCCTTAATTCCAAGGTTTATGCTTTCTAAACGTCTATCATTCTGAATGATACCCATTTCCATATTGCCTCCAGAGTAGTCTTGAGACAATACGGATGAGCTAGTTAGGTCAATAGATTTAAGCTGATTTTGGTTCAGCATTAACTCTCCATTGCAGACTAGAACTCTATCATTAGATATATTGTTAAGGGAGAGGCGGGTGCTTTCACAGCAGTTAGTTATCGAGTAGGTTTGATTTTCAACCACTCTTATTGGAGTGTGTTTTAGTTTAAACTGAACGAAACTAATAACCTTTTCAGCTTCAAACCCACAGCATAAAACGATTTCATAGTTTGAGAATGACGAAGAAATAGCTTCAACTTGATGCTCTAATAAAGTCTTATTGCCTACCTTGATAAGAGATATGGGGCCACACGATTTCATTCTGTATCCATAGTTTTCGCCAAGGAGTATAATTGAAACAAACTGATTTTGAACTGGATTGCTTTTTTCTCTTTTAGACTTAGACTTCTTGGCTGAAGTCATATAGCTCTCTGGTTTTCTAGACATCATTTTACCATATCGTTAGTAATTACTTTGTACATCCCAGCTTCTCTTGAAGACTGTCTTATAGCATCTATCATCAGTTTGTAGCTTTTATAGTCTCTGTATGTTTTATTAGCTACATACGTTGGAATACATGTCCACCCGACTCCTTCGAACATGAGAATTCTACTCAAGTCGTCGTTGATGTACTTATCTATCTTCTTGAAAATTTTTGAGCTAAAGGTCGCATAATCTTGTATCTGTAAGAGATAATTAGCACTACTAACACCGTTGAAACTATTAAAGTCTCTCTCAAACTCTAGAGCCTGCCAAGTGTTCATGACCAGTCTAGCATTTATCCCTTTTTCTCTCATTACATTTACTTCATGCACCAGAGAGTTTACATCAGTGTCGTTCTGAGAGTTAATAGCCACTTGTAAGTTTTGTACTTTGTAGTAGTCGTCACTAAGGCATAGACATGTTTTTCTTAGAGATTCCATGTTACCTCTAAACTCTATTACTATACCAAATGTTTTTTCTATTTCTGCTCTAGCAACTTCAACAGTTGGGTTATCCACTTGCCACGCATTGGTTCTGTGCATATTACACAGAGCTTGAACAACTGGAGCGTCTCTTGTCTGAACGAGCTTTCCCTGCATGTTGAATATTTCATGTCTTCCAGCCAGACATTCTTTATCCTTGAAGAATACGCATTCTTTACAAGAAGTTCTAACCTCTCTGTGCTTCGATTTCATAATGAACTCCGTTAATATAAGAAGCGATTATTCTTAGTCCACACTGTCTTAGTATATTCATGACTGTCTTCGATGTAAGCATACATTTAGAATTATTGATCATTTTTGAAGCAGACTCTTCTTTCATAGTCCCATTAATAATCATTTTTGAGAATACTCGAAGATCCGTTCCTCCAATAACCACTCTTCCATGCAGTCTCATTTTGCTAACAATGCTCTGAATAGTACCGACCACTTTTTCGCTATCTACAAGGTCAATTAGATCGTTAGCAAAAATTTCTTCAAGCTCATTGTCTACGTAGCTGTTTAGGCTTAAACCAAACGCTCCAATCTCTTCCTTTTCGAACCCATCGATAGCCTCTTCACCCTGTTTAACAATGTGTAGCTTCATTTAACGCTCCTGTAGACTGCTTGAAATGTTTGATTCCAATTGTTGATAAATACTTTTTCGGAAAAATCTCTAGTAATAGTCTCTCTAGCTCTTTCACCCATAGCCCTAGCTTGGGCTGGATTGTCGAGCAGATACTGGATTTTACCCCTAAGCTCGTTCTCGTCGTTACTTATGAAGCCATTAACTCCGTTTTCAATAACTTCTGGAATACCGCATGTTGCAGTTGTGACAACGGCACATCCACAAGCCATCGCTTCAAGCATTGAGGTTGGCAATGGACTGTGTGTAGAAGTGTTAAGAAAAATCAGAGATGATCTGTAGATATCTGCTAAATGCTGAATACCATTAGCTGGAGAGGACAGGCCGGGGTTGTCACCAATTAGTAAATAATCAAAGCCTTCAACTATTCTTTTCCACCCCTCGTAGTTACAACAATAGTCTCTTTGTGAGAATTGATTGACCACACTTAGCACTTTGAAGTTTCTTGCCCCCTTCGTGGTGTCAAAAACGTGGGTATCTACAGAGTGTGGGATAACAGAATATGTAGCGGGGCATCTCCATTGGCGTGCTGAAAAGTCAGTGATAAACACGTTATGTTCAGAAAAACATTCAGACAATCCCTGTTTTTTTTCCTCTGTCCAATCACTGTTCGGAGTGGTGTGCTCTAAACATAGCAACGGCACTTGCAAGACTTGTTGGATTTTTTTTGCTGCTTGATATTGCCCGAATTTGCTTTGTGATAAGATAATATCAATATCTAGCCCGTTGTATACAGTATTGTTGGGTAATGTATAGTAGTTAGGGGGCTTGCTAGCGAATCTCTCATCCCAAGTTTTCATCTGTTCAGCTTGAAAGGCGTAAAAATTATGACCAGTTTTAGCCATTTGAGACTGATATCTTTCGTGAGTGTCAAAAGTTAGAATGTTCAACTTCTGTTTTGGCTCACCAACTCTGGATAATATTTGTGCTGTACGTCTACTCACTGAGAAGCTCCTTAATTTCCTTGCCAACGCTTTCGTAAGAGAATTCTTCTGCTGTAGCTAATCCAGCTTTTCTGTAAGTATCTGGCTCTCGGTGATCATAGTAATATCGCATAGCTTTCATAATTTCTGCTTCACAAGGCTGGAACCACGTCTCTCTTCCAGTAAACATATCTGGAAAAGCCGAGTCTTTTGAGGTGCATACGGATCTTACTCCGGGAATAAGGGAACCTGTAGTTTTCTCACTAATGTACTCTGTAGGTCCACCAGAATACGAGCAGATGGGTGTGCTTCCAAACGCCATAGCTTCAAAGGCTGGAATAGACCATGCTTCACCATGAGAAGGTGATACAAAACAATCCGCGTACTGGTGCAGCGACATGAGGTTTTCTTCTGGAGTATGTTCGGCGATGATGATATCTCTGATATAGTCTTCTACATTTGGATACATCCTTAGAGAAGTTTTAACTTGTTTGATCATTTGATCAACACGCACATGTAACTGTTCAGCACTTAAGCCAAACTTGCCTACTTTTAATATCAACGACACTGGCTCGCTCTTGTCAAACTCCGCGTGAAAACATCTTATGATAGATTCAATGTTCTTTCTATCGTTGAAATCCCCAATGAAGTAAAACTTAAAAGTCCCATCTGCTTGAGGAATATTCATGGGACTATAGGTCTTTCTATACTTCTCAATATCGTGAGCGTGAGGAACAACTGTAGTCTTAATTCCTAATTGTTGTAAATTAGCTGCCGTATCACTATTTGACACCCATACTTCATCAACTAAGCTTAGATGATCCACCCAAGGTAGGCATTTAACATCATTTGTTTCCAGCTCTACATAAGCAATATTCTTATCAAACTTATCAGATCCAATAATGTGATGAGGCAGGACGTGTTGGATACAGATATTACAGTCTGATGGATCGCCCTGCTCTAATTCTAAGACTCTTTTAGGAACTTGAACTGACTTATTAGTTAACTTAATATCCCTGCAAACAACATCAATTCCACATCTATCCATCGCTAGGATAAAGTCAGTACTGGCGTTGGACCAGCCCCCACCCTCTTTGTAATGACCAATAAACAATACTTTCATACTTTGTTTGTCTCCAAATTATCACTTAGTAGGCGGTAACCAGCTTGGTTAAATGAGCCATGAAAACCAAAGGAGTCATAGCTACTTAACACAGAGTGGTCGTATGTTTTTTCTTCAATGGGGTGTTCTACAGAGAACTTAGCGGCAAGATCAAGTGGGGCAAATTTAATACGCTGCTTTAATAACGTATGATAGTGTTTCACACATAAAAACCAATCTTCATGTGCGTGATCGTGAAAATCAACGTTTGTTATTGGATCATACACTAATTCCGAGGATTTCTTTAAGAAACGCTTGCTTCTAAGGGAAAATCCACCATTACCGACCCTGTTCTCGAAACCACACATTTTGCTCCAAGGAGAACCAATGTAGTCGTAATCGAAAAACCGTTGATCCCACTTTCCTACATCTATTATAGCTGAATCATGCTGAATATTCAGTAAGTATTTTGTAACTAGGTATTTATGGAGGTTTTTAACCATAAACCTAGAGAATTCGTGAGCCGTCATAGGTTCTATGTGATGTTGAACAATGCCAAATCTGTTTAAGAGGTTTTTATACCTAAGGCTCTGTTCTGTGGGGCAAATTAGTTTTACAGCACCAAATTCACATTGTTTGTGACAGAAGATGAGAGCGTCGATAGTGCGTTGAACAAAATCCTCACCCCATGCCACTCCGACAGTTGTAATATCTGAAAACCCCTTACGCGCCATTATTCTGTCTTGCCCTCATTACATCACAACGTCTTGTTTCCCACGCATTTATTCTATTGCGTAGTTCAGTCATGTGTCTGTAAGCGAGGTCAAAACTAAAGGGGTGCTTGTTAGAGCTACCATCGAATGCTGCTGATGATTCATTGTAATACATTCCTCCGGTTGTGCCAGTTGTGTACTTATACATTAAGTCTCGCGTCAATCTAGACTCAAAATGAGTGTTTAGTTTAGTTGGATCACACAGAACTTTTGTAATTAGCCATCTAGATAAATCTTGGTGCGTAGCATTTTGATTGATATTTGCAGGCATAGCCTCTGATTGTGCTACTTTAGGAGGGGATAGCCAAGACTGTTCAATTGGAATAGTATCTGTTTGATCAAAGTAATTTTCCCATACTTTACCGCTTTTATCCCACTGGTAATGTTCCAAAAACCTCTCTCTTGTTTCTTTCCCCTTATTTTGTCTCTCTTCTTCACTTAGAGATAGGAACTCAGTAAATAGTTTAGCAGCCAGATCGTTATCGGGCACCGCTCTATAACAACCCGTTTCTAACTCTTTGTACAAAGCTTTTGGTTTTACAGGAATACCACCAAGTTTACGAACTACGCTTTCCATAGCAGAATAGTCTGTACTCATTACGGGAACAGCACATGCGGCTGCTTCTACTTGGGGGAGTCCGAACCCTTCGCAGTTGGCGTATTGGACATAGAGGTCGAAGGTATTGATTATGGCTGATAAGTCTTCATAGGACGCTCCGCGCTTCGCGTTAGTGAGCGTGCCATTCCATTTCCCGGTATAAGGCGATTGAGTCATTGCTCCACGAAAAAGAGAGACGAAAGGTTTGAGCGTGTCACCACAGATGTAAGTGAAGTAGACACGTGAGCTGAGGTTATACTGTTGTAGCAGTTCTGGAATGTCCCATCCAAGATCTGGATAAGATGTGTGGCAATACAGGTAGGTGTCTGTTCTTTGAGTGTCATCTAACATCTTTCTAAAAGCTTCAAACAAATCTGGATACAGTTTACGTCTTTGGTTACGCATAACCGTGCCAATGATTTTGTGGTTTGGATCAATCCCCATCTTAGCTTTATGAGCCTTCTTATCTTCAACTGGCTTGTAAGCCGGATGAGCAGACGGGGGAGAGCTACCTAGATAGTTGATTTTGCCGCCTGATTGACGTTCTAAGACACCTCCAGCCCAATCTGAGTAAGTTAGACAGGCGTCGGCAGACTGGTACGTAGCGATCCACTGACGAGCTTGTGGAGCGGCGTCTACAGTAGGCATGACTACCCACCTGAAGTAATTACGGAAAGGTGAGCGTTCAGCAAAGTCCAGCATCCAAAAGTCACGGATATCGCACACAAAATCTGGCATGAAGTCAAGACAGACATGCTCAAACAAAGCTTCTCCAAACTGATTTGATGGTTTACTTTCATAGTCTTGTAGTTCTTCTTGAGTGGCTTTTGGCTCACAGGTAGTATTGGGCATTACGCCGTAGTACTTCCACGGAATGTCCTTGGCTCTTGGATCGTTTCTCTCTCCATAAGAAGACATCTCTGCTAACTCGTACTTTCCTGTACTATGCAGGTAATTCAAAGTTTCACGAATGTAAGTAGCATATCCAGTATTCAGGAAAGTAGCTTCTCCACAAAACAACACTCTTTTCTTACGCACTATCATACCTCATGAACGTCAAAGGAATTGATTCTAAAATAGACACTACCATTTTCATCGGTTTTTGCGCTGGCATGGACCGTTACTTTTGATCCTGATTTTGCAATCTTACTAAAAGCTTCCGCTCCAGAAGACCACACCTCGCAATCCAGCATTGACTCAATTTCGGCGTTAGTGCCGTCAGACTTCTGTTTTCTAAATTGATACACGGCTAAAGAGAACTCGGCTACGGGTTCTTGGTTTTCATAGCTCATCACAATATCACCGTCTACGTATCCAGTGATTACACAAATATTCATCCATTTCTCCAGTATTATAGTTTATTAGGCGGTTGGCGACACCTATATTTCATGAATTTTATCCACCAACAGTGATCCTTCTCCACGTTTTACTTCTCCGTGAAACAGTAAATTATTTCCTTCGTATAAGAGACACGAATACTGCTCCCTCACTTTTGGAAAGACGATAACGCTGTCTAATGTTCCAGTTTCGTCTTCAATGGTTAGAAAACTCATTAGCTCTCCAGCAGACTTTCCCTTTTTTGTCTTATGATGATTCACACGGTACACGTTGCCAGCTACTGAGATGTTTGATCCAAACTTGCCGTCAACTATCTCCTTGCAGCTACTATTTGATGTAAATACTGTTTCAGATGTTTCAAGTTTTGACATAGATATAGGACATCCAAGCAGTGCAATTTCTGACTCAATAACCCACTGTGGATCGTCTACAAGTTCATAGGGTGGATTATCAAGAAAATGAATCTCGTTTTTGATCTTATTCTCTCTGCTGACAGTATTAGTACCGCCACCTTCTTTTTTAGTGGGAGCCAAGTCTACTAAGCAGTCTTTTAGAGTCTTCCATTTTCTCTTGGGATATTGTTCTATTGCCCAAGCAAGTTCGTTCTTATTGAGAACTCTAAATGTATCATATTGAAACTGTGCAGTGTTTCTATTAACACCTGTTTCTTTTGTGGTAAAGAAACCAACAGAGCACAATGGGTCAAAACCGCTCTTAGTACACTTACTGGAAACAAACAGTAGTATCTCTAGCCAAGTCAATTTTCCGGGAGGTTTACCTAATTCAGCAGAACCATCTACGATAGCCCTACAAGTCTTATCTCCGTATATATTGCCCATCCCCTTAACGCTTTTTACGCCAAATAAGATATTATCACCACTGCGTGAATAATCTTCAACCCAATTGTTAATTCTGCACATAGAACAGTTAATACCATGCATTTTAGCGTCTGCTACTAGTTCATACACTTCTTGGTGCGGTTTTGGAGAATCTTTTGAGTGCCGTAGGTAAGAAACAAAGAATTCTATGGGATGATTTGCTTTGTAGTAGGCACTTGTGAACGAATTAAACGCATATGATACAGAATGGGATTTATTGAACGAATATCTAGCACTCTTCTCAATCCAACCGAAGATTTCATCCCCCTCATCCCTTGTCACTACTTTATTTTTCTCGCAACCATCTAGAAACTTAACCTTGATCTTAGCCATAAGGTCAGCCTTCTTCTTGCCGATAGCCTTTCTCAAGTCGTCGGCCTCAATTAGGTCAAACCCCGCTAAATCTTGAGCTATACGCATAGCCTGCTCTTGGTACACAAGAACGCCATAGGTGTTTTTAAGGATAGGCTCTAGGGATGGATGTAAATAAACAGTGGTATCCTTACCGTTTTTTCTGTCAACAAAGTGTTGAGATAATGACTTACCATCCATCATAGCATGAAGACTTCCCGGTCTAATGATAGCAATAAGAGCGGATAATTCTTCTATGGAGCTTGGAGATACCTTCTTTGCCCAACTCTTTCCCAAGTTACTCTCTAGCTGGAACACACCTTTTGTACGCCCCTCTTGTAGTAATGCCCAAGTTTTATCATCGAGTAAATTCATTTGATAAACAAGTCTCCATTAGCGAAACAGTTTTTTAACTTTAGGTTTCTGTAGACCGCTCTGTGAGTCTTGAGCATTTTAATCATGATATTAGCCGTGTCTTTTACGTCCTGCATAGCATCATGAGCGTTTTCATGTGAAAGGCCGACGTGCTGTCGCATTGCATCCATATTGATCTTTTTTATTTCTGGATCATTCTCCGTCCAAATCCACATATTATCCATAAGATCAAGCTTGAATACTTTACTGAACAGGGTTTGTTGGCCACTGTTTTTATCATATGGGCCAAATTGTTGACATAACCGTTCTACTATAGGCATGTCGTAGCCAATAATGTTGTATCCACATGGAATAGGAGCGAAGAATGGAGTCTTCTTCCAATTATATTGGTTTACGAAGTTGGTAAACTTCTTCCATACAGCAGGTAGTTCTGGAGCAGCGTCAATTTCTTCTCGGGTGTGTCCAGTTACTTTTAACGCTCCCTCTTCTAAAGGGGCTAAACCCTTGGCTATAGCCTTATCATCATCAATCTCAGCACGGATCATAGACTGGAATTCACCCTTCTTGCGAAGGGTTCTTCCGTCTAATGCAATGGCTGCTAACTGTGTTGGTTGACAAGTTTTTGGGTCTCTTCCCCCTGTCTCAAAGTCAAAGCAAACGAGGTCTCTGTTAGCCATATTTATCTATCTCCAATCAATGCTTCAATACACATAGTTTTATCCAAGAAATTAATCGACAAAAGGTCGAACTTAACGTGCCCCATAGCTTCCAACGCTGACATCTCAAGGGCGGCAATTGGGTTCCCTTCCTTATCTATAGTCATGGGGCACACTTCCTTCAACGGTTTTTGAGAAATTACAATACCCGCAGCGTGTTTTCCTTGTGATTTGAATGTTCCCTCAATCGAAATCGCTGTTTTGAATAGTTCTGCATGTGGGCCACAAATCTCATCATTCTCAATATAGCAATAGTCTTTCAACCCCTTGCTTCCAAATTCCAACGCCCACCTGATGATAGAACGATCTTCCTCATCCATCATCTGTAGCTCGTCAGAGATATCGTCCTCGTCAGGAATGAACTTTGTAATCTCATTCACTTCGGCGTGATGGCAAGACTCGGTTACACGAGCCACTTCTTTGATCGCCCCCCTTCCCTGTAATCTACTAAGCGTGATCATTTGACTCACCCGATCTTCTCCGTATCTTCTTTTTACATAGTCAATAATCTCTACCCTATGTCTTTTTGGCAAGTCCATATCAATATCAGGCAGAGAAACATGTCCATCAGCAAGTCTTCCAGCATTGAAGAACCTTTCAAACAGTAAGTCGTATTGTATCGGATCAATACCAGTAATTCCAATAAGATATGATATTAAACAACCGGCACAGCTCCCTCTTCCTAAACCAGTCATCCATCCTTGACTTTTGGCGTAATTGATAATATCCTGTACAATGAGGAAGTAGCCGAATAGCTGAGCTTTCTCAATGACGGCAAACTCTTTGTTGAATCTATCCAGATACTCTTGCTTCTTCTCTCGTGTGAAGTTGTTACCATTAATAAACTGCCTCCACCCATCTCGACACATTTCCTTTAAATACGCTTCTTCTGTTTCTCCATTAGGAGTTGGAAATGTGGGGAGCATAGGTTCGTGGAGAATTTCAAAGTGTTCAACTGAGTCAATTACACTCTTTAGAATAGACATACCTTCTGGATCATTAATCGTAGCAGCTTGTTCTTTGGTAGGCACATAAAAATCATCTGACAAAAAGAATTCTCTGCACCACATATTCTCACCACCCGCAGCTAATTTTTTAGCCTTACGCATCGTGGTCTTCATTTCTGAAGCCAGTAGGATACGGTGAAGCTCAGCTTGTGACTGCTCGACATAGCAGTTCTGACGCAGGGCTGGGCCTTGGTGAGTGACTTTGATCAAGTTGCCGTTGGCAATCATGTCTTGGGTCAACTCTAGGTCTTCCTCTCCGTCTCTATCAACAGATGAGACTACTTGGATGAGTTCAGACCACCCTTTAGAGTTTCTTGCGTAAAGTTGATAGCCATCGAATGAGCACCCGAGTATTGGCGTAATATTCCGTTTTTGACATTCTTGTGAGAATGCCACTGTTCCAGCGAGAGTTTTGTAATCAGCGATACCGGCAGCGGCAAAAGACTCTTTATTACATTTTTCTGATAATTCATTTGGTTTTGAGAAGCCCTTAAGCAAACTGAAATGAGTTCTGTTATTCAGTGGAAACCACTGTGTCATATTATCTCCCGAAGGCATATCTTAGGTAGTTGTTTATAGTAGAGTTCAATTTTTCAAAAAATCCTGCGGGTTTCGTAAAATTTTTAATAGGTGGATTTGTCTTTAACCATTCAGTAGAGTTCAACCTGTGTATAAACCTAGTCGTTTGAGTTGCCCTTTCTGGAAAAGCTAGATTGTGGCAGACAGTATCAATAGGGTCACTAAGTGACCAAAGTCCGGTACTACTTGATCTTGTGGCGTACCGATCTCTTTGATTATGTAGTAATGTGTTCGCCCCGGCGAAACTTTGTGTGGGGGTTGACCAATCTATCAAAACACCAGACACATGAAATTGTAAATGATCTGGCAGTATCACATGAGCCAAAGCTGAACTGTCTAATTCAATCATTTACGAAACTCAATATCTAGAAGTCTATCAATAGGCGATCTAGAGAATGTGTTTTCTCTAAAGTTGGGAACCAACTCTGTTTCAGATAACTTCCCACTTAGCAATTGGATCGAGTCCAGCACGGCTTTCTTATTTCCATTCCGGTATTTCAGCGGTTCGTTCTGCACCCATATTTGTCCTAAGTCCAATACCCCTGATCCCCTTCCGTACTCTGAATGAGGAACATCTGGCATAAAAAACACTTCAAGTCCTTTAATCATACTTCCCCCTTACTTTTAATAACACGGCCACCATTACCTAGACTCATTGGCCTTCCATTTTTGCTCATGTAGAGCTTTTCTGGATTAATTCCCATTGCAGTGTATCCTGTAACCAAGAGGTCGGCAGCAGTGAACCCTCTGCCGTCACGAATCTCTGTACCATCTTTATTCGTAGAGCCAACTGCCATTCCTCCATTGAGCAGACCTCCCGCCACAACAGATGACCAAGTCTTGCTCCAGTGATCTCTTCCTGCATTTTGATTAATCCTTGGTGTTCGGCCAAACTCGCCCATCATAATAATAGCAGTATTATCCCACATATCCAAGCGTTTTAAATCGGCAAAGAGAGTTGAGACAACCTTGTCCAATTCTGGCAGCTTCTGTTCAAGTGTGTCATGAGTCGACACGTGTAAGTCCCAGCCTCCAAAACTTACCTCGACAAAAGCAACGCCTGTTTGCAGCAAACGTCTTCCCATTAGAACAGATTGTCCAAATTGAGATGCTCCGTAGGCATCTCTGACGTTCTGTGGTTCGTGTTCAACTTTAAGAGATTCTAGTTGATCACTGGTAGTTAACCTGATAGCTCTATCAACTAGCTTCTTGTGATCATTAGGCAGGTCTCCACGCCGAGACTTGGAAAATTCTTCTTCTACCAATTTAAGCAGATTGATACGTTCTTGAGTGATTGGTTTTCCAACGTTTGGAATTTCTCCATTGCTATTTATGCGAAATGGGTTATACTCTGCTCCTAAGTAACCACCTCCATAGTTACTATTCCCAATAGAGCAGTAAGCTGGTAAATCTAAATCTGGTCGATCTGGACCTAGTTCTCTTGCTACGATAGAACCAATAGATGGATGAACAATGGAAGGGTTGGGTACATAGCCGGTGTGAAGATAATAGGAGCCGCGTTGATGATCAGCTTCTCGCGTAGACATGGTGCGGACAATTGAGAAGTCTTTACCCATTTTTGCTAACAAGGGCATTTTCTCGCATATTTCAAAGTCGCCAGTCGTAGAGATAGGCTTGAATGGACCTCCATTCTTGGAATCTGGCTTCAAGTCCCACATATCAATGGTTGGTGGACCTCCAGATAGCCAAATAAGCATCATATTCTTCTGATCTGGCTTCGGTTTGGCAGTATCTCCAAAGGTGGGCCTGAGCATAAAAACAGATGCTAAGGCACTCATAAACTGTCTTCTGTTCGTCATAATTACTGCTCCATTAATTCGTTCATATGTCGTAAAAGGATATCATTAGTCGATCTAAAAACGTTTGACGTGTAGTTGCTAACTGGAGAACTCGTTTTACTTATAGAGAGTGCGTTATAGTTAACGTTTCTATAACCACCAACCGGAACCTGCCAGAAAAAAGTACATTGCAAAACTTCATATGTGTCAAATGTCCACTTCATTGGAATACAGACTTTCCTTTAATATGCATAGAGTAATCATCGTAGTTAACTTCTACTCCAGTTACCTCAAACCTAATGTTCCTGAGCGTGCTAAAATCAAACCCGCCATTCTTTTTATACACGCAACTGCATGTATCCCCCGGCGTTATTTCATAGACATTTTCAGCGTACATCCACGCATAATCCTCATCACCAGTCATTTGAAAGAACCGGCTCTGAGGAAGATTTAACCTGTCAAACGACTTTTGAAACTTACACCTGACATCGTAGGTCTTATTGTCAGCCACCTTCTGCGGGCCTAGTACAGAGAAGATGAAGTGCGAACTCCCACCCACCTCTGTACTAAACACATGTTTAAGATTATGTTCCATGAGACTATCCCGGTGCTGAGTAGTAGCCAATGCTGAAACCTTTGTCCGTCAGATTTTCAACTGCTGAATCCATGCCTTTAGTCTTAATGTGATCTTGAACGTGATTGCACATTCTTGTTTCAGTGCCCGGCCACTTAGTTTTGTAGAAGTGACACAAACGAGAGCATTTCCAGTTTGGTTTTGGGTCGTCTCTGTAGGGCAAGATTTTCGGATTAGAGCTGTTTTTTATTTCTTTAAATCTTTGTTCCAGCATTCCAAGAAATTTATCTTTGTCAGAGTCGTCAAAGCATAGACTAAATGGACCTCCGTCTCGCACAAAGAAGATCGTCATGATCGTATGCTTGAATTGAGGAAACATGTGAGATATAGCATAGTAATAGAGCAGTAGCTGGGGGTCGTTTTGAAGATACTCTAAGTCTTTCGGCTTTCCCGTCGCCCAATTCTTTCGCTGTCCAGTTTTCCAGTCGATTACTTCTATTGTATCATCACTTACGGTGGTTACAAGGTCAATCGTCCCTTTTATCGCAAGTTTTCCCTTAACAGGATTACCTTCCGTGTCTTTACCCTCAAACTCAGCCCAAGGTTCGTCAATTACTATATCAAAATGCGGCTCTGGATACAGAATGTCCCTATTTCTAGGGTCAAACATTCCATCACTCCAATTAAGAATCTGATCTGTAAGAGTTGAAACTTCTTTGATGTGACGCGGCTGCCACTTATGTATTGATGTGGAACGATAGTGATCGGTACTTCTTTTTATAAGTGATTTTAGAAGCTTTGCACTTCGTAATTCATTTTTATGACACTCTACTAATCCAACGGCATCATCGGTAAACGATAGTTTAACTCTTTGGCCTTTCAAGTCTTGCTCACACTTCTTCAGGTTAGCTAAACATTCTAAGACTTTATGAACCATAGTTCCTAGTTCAGCCTTTTGCCCACTTGGGCTTTGGTGACCTAGAACATAAGTCATAAAATACTGCATCTCACAGAAGTCCCACTGATTGTAGCTAGAGCTTCTAATGTACTCACATAGCATGTGTTGATCTTTCTGCTGTAGAGTATGATTTAAGTTATTACTCTTGAGTAAATTCTATTCAGACTAGAACATAAGTCTTGAATATCAGAGTTTGAGTTGTCAATCACGTGTGTGAACTTATTGAAGTCAAAGTTCTCCGGGTCTAAAGCAGTTTCACTTTCGTGACTATCTTGATATGGATCTCTAGTGAGTCTAACTACTTCACCACCAGCACTCAGAATGGCATCTACTTCTCCGGGGAATCTCACGTCTGCAATTACGGCAAACTTGCTACCTTCTCCTTCTATACGCTTGATAGTATTGTTTACCCATACGTTGTGGAATATTTTTCTCATAACGTTGGTGCCAAAGTGCTGCATAAACTCTCTGCCTGTCATACACCCCTCTTTGCGCAGGCCCGGCATGTCTTTCCATTGGTATTGTGTAAGTTCGTTTTTTTGCTCGTCTGTACCGTAAATCTTGCGGTGATCAATTTCAAACAGATCAACACATGCCCATTTTAAAGTGTCTGCAAAGCTATACATTTTTATGTACGGAAATAGGTTGTCTTCTGCATAGGTCAGAAATCCCCCGTCTCTTCTTGTTGGGTCTAAAATCCCCCAATCCACCACTCCATTGGCGTTGGATGTTTGAATAATCAATTGGCCTTCTTCACTAATCTTGAAGTCCTTCACTCCTCCAATAGCCTTTAACATCATGCCATGTAGCATGTTAGCAGAAGTGCCTTTGCCAGATTGTTTTTTTCCAGAGAAACCGATTATGTGCGTCATTAGTACATTCCCTCTATTTGGTTTAATATAGTCTTCTTAACTTTATCAATAGGTAAAGTTCCTATGTCTTTTGATTTCATCGATGGGAAGATTAATTCAAACGAGTCAAATAACTTCCTTTGAATCGCTCTTTTTGATTCACGTCCAGCTTGATCGTTGTCAGTCAATACTACAAGCCTTTTCACATTGTATTCCTTGAGCAGTTGTATTTGGTAATAACTGATATCTTTACCCATAATAGATACAGTGTTCTCGGCTCCAGCCTCATGCATTCTCCATACGTCCCCCGGCCCCTCTACTAAGATCATAGTTTGATTCTTGATCTTTTTAACAGCCCTATGCATATTGTAAAGAAATAAAGTCTTTTTGAAACCTTTAGAGTTTACAAATTTAGGGTACATAAACTTAGTGTTCCCCCTTGCTGTGTAACCCACTATGACCCCTTCTTCACATTGAACTGGAATAATCGTTCTTTTAAACATTGCGTGACCATGACTTTTACAGTCCTGTACCATAAACGTTTTCATAGTTTCCGCTTTATACCCCCTATCGACGTAATATGTAGAGCTTCCTATGGTAGGAACATCAAGAGTAAAACGCTTCCATTCACGTGGAGGCATTACAAACTCTCGTTCTTCGGTTGGTACGTCTGAGATATCTATGTCATACAAGTCTTTTAGATATTGGATAGTAGCTGGAAACGAAACAGGAGTGCCCTCATTGATTGATAGAACACCTCTTACAAAACCCAACACCCCCTTGTACTCTTCGTGACAGCTTCTCGTCCAACATCTCCACACCCCTTTGGACAAAAGGATTGAGCTACTTCTAGGTTCATCACTAAAATGTATTGGACATGGCATAAAAACTGATCCGTTGTAATAATAGTGATCAATACCTAGATCATTCAAGAGTTCTTCAGAATGTTCACAAATATGACTACTAATTGCAGACAAATCACTCTGTGGTATCATCATTGCCATTAACAACATCCTCTTTAAACGGAAGTTCTGCGCCCTCTATCGCCCCACTAATGTGAGGATTAGCCTTGATTTCATCTCTGGTTCTTAGTTCTCTAATTCTAGCATGAGACCCCTCCATGTTTATATTTATGTAGTTGCCATCCTCCATTCCAGCTCCATGTCTGCAAACCAGTGGGACCAGCTTCCTGTTTCCGCCCTGTGGACCGTCCTCAGCAAGCTCCTCTGGAGACTTGAGCTTGAAGATGCTAAATGAGGTGCATAGCCAAATAAGTCTGTCAGAGCCGCTCACAGCGTCTGTAGACTCCTTGGTAATGCCGTCTCTATTTAATTGCACGAAAGCCAAACATGCAAAATCGTACTTAACAGACAGGTTGTGCAAAGCTGTAATCTGAAATCCTAGAGCTTGGTACTCTTGAACATTGTTAGTTACTGAGGAAGCCGACATTAGCTTAAGATAGTCAAAGACTACTACGCAATCATTCGTTCTGCCAGTTTCATCCAAGCCAACATCGTGAATAACCCAGCGTTTGATAATATTGAGAATTTTTTCAATTGGTTGACCAGCAACACTAGCATATGTATAAGACATCCCCTTAATAGTCTCTACCGCATTGTAAACTGCTATAGATTGATCTTCATCACTATGAAAAGATCCCGTAGCAATATCATTGATAGGAACTCCACTCAAGTTAGCTAATATCCTGTTAAAATGGTCTTCCTTAGACATCTCTGTGTCGAGCATGAGCACTGGAATCCCCTGCTTAGACACGTTAATAGCTACGTTATCTCCAAAGACGCTCTTACCTACCTTAGGTCGAGCCGATACTAAGTCGACACATTTCCTACGTAGTCCACCACCGATAGCGGCGTCGAATCTAGGTAGGCCGGTTGGGATACCAATTTGGTCACACTGATTATCCTTAAGAAACTCCATATACTCATCAATACCTTCTTTGATAAGTTCTGTCTGTTTCGATGGATCATCTTCTTGTAGCAAGTCAACTAATGGCGTTTCAGCAATAGCTAAAATTTCATCAATGCTCTCATCTCCACGTAGATTATTTACATCAATGGAGATTCGTTTCGATATCTTGAGTATTTTTCTAGCGAACTCAAACTTTTTTATTTGAGCAGCAAAGTTCATTAGGTTGTTTTGTCTAACATGCCCCTTCATTAGGGACTCAATGTGACTAGCGGCTCCATTTGTTGTCAGGTGATTTTCAATACCTAACTGACTTGCGGCAGACATAACCGTTGGTAAGTCAACTTGCACACAAGTTTGAAAGGCTTTTTCTAGAGCCTTATAGATGAACTTGTTTCTGCTGCTCGAAAAAGTGTCTGCTGTAATTATATCACAAAGCTCAACGTATACATCGATTCCATGTTCAAACATTGCTGTTAATATAGCGTTTTCAGCCGCCATATCTGATAGTTTATCTACTGCCGACACACCGGCTGCATCTGTGGTATTTTCCATAAACTACTTTTTCACTCACTTTCTGCATTTTGCCACAAGCTGAACATTGCACTTCAAGAATTTTTGCCGCAGGTCTTCTTTTTGTTTTTTCAATAGATGGCGTTTCAACATCAAGAGCCTCAGTTTCATCATCTTTCCACAGATTCTTACTAGCTTTCACTACTGTCCGAACTCTGTCTTTATCAGAGATGTCTTTATTAACAGTGAAGTCATCGTTAATCTTTTTTACAGGAGTCTTTTGCTTTACTACTTGCGTTACCTTTTTTCTTTTAGCTCTTTTTCGTTTGGGAGGCGATTCAGCCACATCTCCTTCTGGTAGCCCCTTCGACAGCTCCGTGATCAACGCCGCTTTTTGTTCATTTGTCAGTGTTTTAAAAAAATCGTCTAACATTATAGTCTTTTCCCCTTTTCTATCAGGCATTCTGCTTTCTTCTTTAGAAGATACTCTTTGTTTTTCAAAGAATCGCGTCTAGCTCCAGCAACGGTTTGCCATTCTCTGATTTTATGGATAAATTCGTTGTCCACGGCCAGTCTAGCTACTTTTATTTCAATACGATTAAAACTTGAGGTAAAAAACTCATCACGCTCTCTTGAGATGCATGTATTTAGAGCGTTGGTACACCACGTATGTACTATAGCTTGTTTGTTCATCTCATGCAAGATGTTATCGCAATATTGATATAATGCATATCCATAGGCAAAACATTCGCTTTGAGTGAGGCTGTTCATTTCTTCAAAAGTCATACTATCTGCTTCGTGTGCTTCATCAGGAACCTCTGAAGGTTCTGCATTCTTTAGCGTAATATAGTCATCAATCCTTTGTAGAAATAAGTCTAATCTTTCTTGACCAGTAAGTACATCACTCATTCAATTGTTGCTCCCATTCTTCATCCGAATCTGAATATTTAAGTACATACAAGTTGAGGTCGTTCATTTCACACCACTGAGCCTTTAAAGCGTCTCTCTTCAAGTGCTCCCTCCATCCTCGTTTATCACCGTGAAAGTGGGCAACAAATTGATAGTGCTGTCTACCATGCACCTCTATAGCAATATCAAGTCTAGGAATGAGGAAGTCAAGAAACAGAGCAGATTTAAGGGAGGGGTTCCTTGAACCCGGCAGCTTGACTTCCTCGTACACTAGGTAACCCGGATACATCTTTGTTAGCAATGCTCTTACCCGCAGATGAAAGGATGATCTAGGTCGCATGTCGTCCAGACGTGGAGCATACTTATTGAGTGGAATCCGATACTCTCTATTGTTGAGTCCCACTACTTTCATGCTTTTACTTTCTCCGCAAGAAATTCTACAAGTGATTCGTTTTCATTTATGAAAGCGTCTAGATTGTCCCCACCTTGAAATTTGAAGAATCTCTCAACTTCTTCTTCATTCGTAGTATCAACGCCGTATGCATCTGTGATGGTTTTTATTCTTGGGTCTTCCAAATTATTGATGGCTGCTGTGATAGTAAACCACGCTCCAGATTTTTTAATTAGAGTTAGTTCTATAGCAATATCTCTAACCTCTTTTGCTTCGTCGATACCCACACCATATCTGATCCAGCTAGCGGCTAGGCTATTAGGAGTTCCTCCAGCGGCAGAAGTCATGATCTTCCAATTAGCTACTTGACCAATATGTTCTCCAGACTCTGCATCGCCCTTTATCCACTTACCACGGTGTGTAATAACCATATTCGTACCAGCTTGGTACTGAACCATATTGCCAGAGTCGGCCTGTTTCTTAGGGGAGAATGGACCTCCAGCGGTATTAGCGATGTTATGAAGTATGAAGATAACGATAGACTTATTACGTGTTACATCACCACTGACACGCTTCAAGAACATAGCCAGTAACCTTGGCAGGTTGTTTCTTACTCCTGAACGAATTTCACCTTCCATTTCGTCTCTTGGAAGCATGTTAGACACAGAGTCGACAATAGCTACTACACCCGGCTCAGTTTTGATGTAAGTCTCAAGTATATTCAAGTAGTCTTCTGCGCAGATTAAAGGTCTCTCGGGTGAAGTTTGCACGATATGTATGTCTTTTGGTATCAATCCCTTAATACCTCGAAAGTTCTCCTTAACTAAACGGCCTTCTGTGTTCAAATAAATAACTGGCTTACCGAGTTTCTGTGCTTTAGCCGCAAAATGAAGAGAGGTAACCGTCTTGCCGGTCTTAGGGTCGCCAGACATGATAACACAACTCCCCTCTCGTAATCCACCACCTAACGCATCGTCTAAAGCGGGAGAAACACCTACAACTTTCAAGTTCTCTAAGTCATTTAGCACTTTGTCTCCAGACTCTACAATATCTCCATACTTTTTAATGATATCATTACTGACTGATCCACCCTCAAACTTATTAACTGTTGAGACCTTTTTTTTCTTCGCTGCTGTTTCCTTCT